TAAAAGGTGCTTATGTTGATGATTCATATTTTGCCGATGCGGCAAGAATCAACATTAGTCAATTGACCGATATTGATAAATCATTTGGACTCTCACAAACAAATGCACCCCAGTCAGTTGCTCGCTCAGGTATTGGTATAAAAGCCGATGCTGTTAGGATAATCGGAAGGGAAGGAATTAAGATTGTAACAGGTAGAGCAGATGGCCCATCTGGTTTTGGTAGAAAAGGAGAGACTAATTCTTTAGGAGGCAAAATTTCTGAATCTGCTCCAACAATTGATTTAATCGCAGGTAATAATACCGGCAATATCAAAGTCTGGGGCGGACTGTTTCAGCCTGTGGAATTAATTCCAAACCTACAACCAGCAGTTAAGGGATATATCACTCGCGATGCATTTAGAGATTTAGGCAACATTGTTGATGAATTATGGGCCGCTGTTTATGCACTTACCCTTTCTCAAATTACATTTAACACTGTACTCGGTGCAGATCCCTTTAGACCGTGGGTACCACCCGGCTCCGTTGCCGCAACAACTTCTCAAGTATTGTTTGTAATGAATTCTCTTTATCATACAAGAGTAAACAAAAATATGTGGGAATTCAACTACTTATATCCGTTCGGCTATAAGTTTATTTGCAGTAGGAATGTCAACATAACATAGGTATAAAATGGCAGAAGAAAAACCATATTCAATTAAATCAACATTAGTTCCCGAAGCATCAGACCCGCCAAGCTCTGGAGCTTCACCATTTCTACCCTATCAGGATCCTAACGGCGACGGTCTTCCTGATGTTTGTGATATTGAAGTTGTTCCGTCTCAGCAAGTTTGTAAAGATTGCATACCTAATCCAAATGCGATTGTAAAAGATTGGCGAAGGTCTGATCAGGATAGTCCATTTTTAAATGCAAAAATATGTAAATATCAGATTTGCTTTAACACTCCAGAGACAACAACGGGTTTCGTTAATGGAATGTCAGAAGAACAAGCAGATCGTGCCCTTAATGATTTGTATGAAAAGTATGCTGAGCCAGCACTTATAGCCTTATTGGAGGGTTTTCAGAAAGACACCGGTGCCGGAATAGTGTCTCAAGTTTTGCCGGCATTAGAATACACCGGCTATGATTTAGATACACGACCAAGCTCAAGACTAAAACTATTGTATTCTGTAAATTTTTCTCAAATATTTTCTTTACCAGATGAAGATTTGAGCGAAGAAGACGATCAAGCTGATTCAGAAGAAGATATAACAGTTACCTATGAAGCTTCTGATATGGTCACAACTAACATTAGAGTTAGAAAAGGTTTAAATCTTTATGGAAGATTTTATAAAGTTGGTCGTGCGGTCGAAGGCAAAAAGATACGTGTTAGAGAAACAAACAAGCTTTTTGATTTTGAAAAATATGGTGATAATGCACTATTCACTGGAAAGTCTCCTGTTGGAGCATGTTTGCGAGACTTGGATGCGTGGCTAAACAGCCGGGGTTATAATATAACTGGCATCGGAAATATATTTAATGGTTTTGGTGATGATAAAGTTATAAAATTAGATTTTATATTCTCAGCAAAATATAAATTAAAAAAATTAAAAGTATATACCGAAGCTTGCGGTACAAATGAACCCGATGCTACCTATGGCCCCAATAAACTTAAAGGACTAAATGCAAAAGATTCTTGGAAAGATCCAACCGCGGTGGCATATTTTGCTAAAATGAAAAGTATTGAACAAGACTTGAGTGCAAGAGTTCCAATGCCATTTGAAGAATTTGTTGTAAAGCACACATACCCAGAAGTATTAATTGATGCTTCCAGATCTGGAGGTGCAACATCAGAGCGAACTATAGCAAGCTGTGTGGGTGATGCACTAATAAACGATGCTAAAGAGCTTGGCCAAGATATATTTGATGATGTGTTTAGCTTGGCAGATGCAATTGCTTATAAATTTCACAAAAACTTATGTCAATCAGATCCAACTAAAGTTGATGAAGAGGCAATATTAAAAGGTCTTAACATTGGCGGCCCCGCGGGTCCAACATCTGATGTATACAACATGGCTAAAAACCAAGCCCTTAAAGAAGTTAAATCACAAGACTCAGCCTTTGCTGAGCTATGTTTTAGGATGATATCTATTGGCACATCTGGAGTTGCATGTGGTCTATCACCATTGCAACAACTTGATCAGATGTATGCGGAAGGACTTGATAGGGCTGGCATATGTGGTCTTATGGATTTGTTTTTAGAAGCACTTCAGTGTTTATTTAAAGGCTTAACATTAGAAGAGGCACTTGCATCAATTGTTAGAGCAGCTTTAAATGCTATGGGTGTAAGACAGATTGGTGAATTGTTCATTGGATTGCCACCAGAAAAACAAGCTGAATTACAAAGAGTTGTAAATCAAAAGCTAGAATCCGGCGATATTTTTGCTGCAGGTTCACCTGGACAATCTACATCAGATATACTTGCTGGTAAACAAAATGCACCAGATCCTGTAATTCTTAAAAAGTTTAAAAATAAAAAACCATGGGAAGACAAAGGCTATGTTGAAAGGGAAGAAAGCAATAAAAGATCTGATAACTACGGTAATATGGTTGCATCAAAAGCTCCCGGCCGGCCCGCTGATGACAGTAGAGAAAGAAGGACTATTGGTCAAAAATTAGAATCACCTCTTGGTGATGATTATCAAACTAATAATGTAATTTTAAATGCTTACATCGAAGCGATTATGGAAGTTTATCAAGACAATTATCTTGAATTAATAGACTTTTTAAATAAGTTTCCCGGTGCTAAGTTGATAACAAATGTTATTGCATTTATGGATTGTCCTACACCGCCTCTTTTCAACCCCGGCTTTGACGATTTCTTTAAAAGCTTGCAATTGCCTTTCTGTAGAAGTATAGCGGCACCTACTTTTCCAAGATGGGAGAACCCATTTCTTTATATACCAAAACTAACAGATATATTGAAAGCTATTTTTGCTGCCCTTAAAAAATTAGTTCTTTGTATCATTATGAAGGTGATTGTAACTATACTTTCTAAGGTGTGTGAAATTATTGGTGATGCTATTTGTAAAGCCATTGAGCTAGCTGGTAAGGTAACAGCCGGCTTGCTGACAGGAAATGCAGATTTGGCTGGCATTCTCAGAGAAACAATTTGTGGGCCGGATGCTTCAGATGAACAGATTAATGCTACCGCTCTAGATTTAATGGCTAATTTTGGGGTTGGTGGTGCTGCATTCTCCGATCCTGAAAGAACAAAAGCATTCTTTGGAGATGTTATGAATAACTCGAATCGACAAGAGGGTTTGCAGCTTATGATCGATGGCCCCAGTGATGCACAAATAAGAATTGCTGATACACTGTTGGATGAAGAATATCAAGAATTCCGAGAGGCTTTACCCAACCGCTCTGCGATTAGATCAATGTTTGAGGGTATATCAAATGTTGTACCGGAAAGAAACAAAGATGAAATTAGGGCTGCACTTGAAATGTCAGCCGATGAGCTTAGCTTACCAGCAAACCCAACTATTTGTGCGACTCCCGAAGATATTGAAAACTTTGAAAAGGTTAGATGTGATTTGTTGGCTGGAAGAATGTCACCAGAGCAATGTAGACAGCAGTCCGCCCGAGCAAGAGATCAATTGTTGGAAGATGCAAACGACATACAAAGAGTCATTAATGACGGCTTTGGTTCTGCAATTGAAAATGAAATGCCGCCTATTTTCTCAGATCCGGGCTGCGAAAATGGATTACTACCATTCGAGCCTGAAGAATCAATAAAAACTGCGACAGGTGCTTTAAAAGGCGATATGGAAAGTCTACAGATTGCATTTACTGATGATATGCTTGGTAATGGTGGATTGTTTGCCGGTGACGATGATTGGGGTATGATTAACATGATATTGTCGGATACATTTGCCAATCCTTATACAGCACACCAAAGAAAAACTGCTAATAGTAGAAGGTTTGTAGATTTTTATCTTCCAAATGAAGATGATGAAGATGGTAATATTGCTACTGAGAAAAGACAAAAAGGTGCATATCCACAATATGTTGCTGAGTGGTTAAAATATCAATTTCAAGGCTCTAATAATGCTCTTGATTTAAAGTCTTCGTTTATAGGTGGCTTCAAGGGCACAAATGATGTGCAAGAATTAGAAGTAAACAGAATTTCATTTTCTGATTTAGGATTTACAGGCTTATTTGATACTGATGTCAACTTGGTGGAGTTACAGGACTATGGATATAATGTAAATTACAATGTTAATTATGAAAAAGATTTAGTTGCAATACGACGAGCCCCTCGTAAAAAGACTGCTGATATTACTATGAAGTTTAGAGATAATGCCAAAGGCTACAGAAATAGCTCCGGTGAACCCTCATATGGTTTTAACCTCAAAGCATATTATTCAGACATACAAGAAGTGGATCAAGAAGAACGTCAAGGTTTCTTTAACATACCAAATGATAATATCAGAGTCGTAGTTGATGAAGCAGTGTTTGATGATGCTCAAACTAATACATCTGATCTCGTTAAACTTAATCCAGACTTACCAGTTGTTACTGCCACTACCACTTTTGAAGCTGATGCCCTGTTCTATCAGAAGTATGAGTTTTTTGCTATCGACCCAACATTTGAAAATTTGGAAGTTGATAGAACTGAATTTTCTCAACTGTTTGACTCGTTTGGCGACTCAGTTAAAAGATATTCTCCACAAGTATATGCTCTTTCTGATATGACTGGAATAGGCCCGCAACAATGTAAGATATTATACGATTCAAACAATACAAAACTTTTTAAAGAAATAGCAAAAGAAATCGGCAACAATGAAGAAGCATGGCAATATGGTGCAGAATTTGATGGATTAATGGAAGAAGATTTTGATTACGGAGTCATTGTTGACGGTGAATTTGTTGAGTACAAAGATCATGAAGTTCAAAAATATGATGACGACGGAAATCGAGACGGAACACGATCAGTTAAAAATAGTGATTCGCTTCTTGGAGTGTCAAGAGATGCATGGAAAAACCAAGACAATCCAGATAAAATCAGAGTTCACTACCTGAACCCTGCACAATTTGGTAATTCATATATGTCTCCTTCTCTTTATGTCAAGCCCCTAAAAAACAAGGGTTGGCTTGGAGCCGTTAATCTTATTTTTCCTGAGTATTCTCCATGTAAGCCAAGAGAAAATAATTTAATTTCATTTGATACAATTAAACAAAAAATTGATGAAGTATATCCAAGAATACCAGAGGACAAAAGACTTAAGAGTGATCCAGACTGTGTAACTGAAATGCCATTCAATAGAATATTGTCTAGACCCTCTCGTGCTGGCTTAGAAGCTTTGGTAACTGCCACCATTAGAATTTTCACGAGTGTAAGTTATATTAAAAGCATGCCAACTTTCTTAACATTTGCACCCAAGTTTGATCAAAATTACAGTAACATATACGCCTCATACATTATTGAACTTATTGAAGAATCATGTAAGGAAGCCGGAAGTAATTTCCTTAGTCCATTTAAGGATGATGAATTTTGGTATGCCTTCTTGGAACAAGCAGTGCAGGTTTATAGTAGAAGATTAGATGATGATTTAGATGACAGCATCACTCCAGAAACTGTCCCGGCACATGTAAGAGAGGCGATAGAAAAAATTAATGATATGCAAGAGAATTATAATTATCCATCCCGAGATGACTTTAAGGATGCCCCATCCGAAGAAAAAAGTCTCTTTCAATCACTCAAAAGCTTTAGAGAAGAAAAAAATCTTGAAGCTGTTCAAAGAATGGAAGAGCCTGCAAAGTTTATTCTGACAGAATTAGTAAGAGAACAACTTGAATTTGTCGGTGGTCTTTTTTCAACAAACATTAAAGAAGCTGGATTTACACCAAAAGTAATTAATAATGATTATTATCTTCTTGAAAAATTTGCTGCTGGTGCTAATGGTTTAGATTTGGCAAAAGCTATAAGCTTCGTTGATAGAGTCGATAATTCAGAATTAGAAAGTATAATAGAATCTGAAGGCAGCGGTTACACAACTGGTGGTCTGTTCACATTACCAGATGGCACACCATATGTTGGCGACTATCATGTAAATGTTGGTGCCGACGGCAATCCAGTTTTTATGGTTGGAGAGTATCATGTTACCTCTGATCATGATGTTTTAATCCCGTATGCTAATAATCTTAAAGTTGGCTACAAAGATATCAATGGCAATGTGCAAAATATCGGAGATATATCAAACTATAACGATGCTATCGATCCCGCTGGCAAGATGTTTTACATAAAGAAATTTGTATCGATTAATGGTATTCGTCAAAATGTTCAAGCTGCTGAAAATACTATTAGATCAAGAGGAACAGCTAATATTTCAACTTATTATCCCGGTAATATGCGAGTGGTTAGAGAACCGACTAGCAGTAGAGTAGTTGGGATTGAAGGAGACTTGGGGGTACAACATGGGATAGAATTTGGAATCATTAATAATGGAAGCCAAGTAAAGATTACCGATGTACTAATAAATGCTTTAGATTTGCCCGTAAATGAATTTGAAGGACCAAGAGCAAATAGTAAGCTTTTGTTGTGTTTAATAGATAATCTTAGAGATGATGTAAAATTTAGAATGATAGTTGATTACATTTTTTCTATGAAAAAAGCACTTTCATTGAATGCTATTTACAATGATATTGGTTTGTTGCCGTCAGTTGGAGAATTTACCGTTGATAACAATGATTACAAGTCATCGACTCTTTCCAAAAAGCCCGGAGTAAGAGCCGATATCGGAACAGATGCAGACGGCAATAATCAGGTCGTAGTTAATGCCACTCCGGGCTGGGCCCATGAATCTGACAGGAATGGCTTCTTTGCAAGTCCTTTTTACAAAAAATGGGATGAGTGGGATCAAATCTTACTTAGAAAATCAACTAAAAGAATAAAAAAATTATTCAAACCGTATTATACAAAAAGAAAGTTTGAGGTGGAAGATGATACGGATGCCGGCCCCGGCGAACAATTCTTAAGTATAACCAAATCTAGGTTTACTCCAGTGCCCGGCGGTAATAAACTTACTTGGTTTAAAAGAAGAAAGCTTAAACCAAACCCGTTTGATGGTAACGGACAACTCTGTAAAAAACCGAATTAAGTATATTTAGTACAGTAGGATAACAATATGTCTTCGTTAGCAATAAAATTACCCTTGATAAGAGACGATGTAGATGGCTTTGAAACAGTAAAATCATTTCGTAATTTAGTAAAGCAAAATTTTAAAATGTTATTGTTGACTGATCGCGGTGAAAGAGTAATGGAACCCAACTACGGTGTTGGATTAAAAAAATATTTATTTGAGAATTTTGATCAGTCTACTTTTTCAAGAATTGAAACAGATATACTTGAGCAAGTATCAATATACATGCCAATAGTAGCAATACAAGAAATATCTTTTCAACCATCAGATCAGTTTAGCAATAGATTGAACATTAAAATAGCATATGCCATACCTGAGATTGCTGTGAAAGATTTGCTACAATTTACTATTTAAATTGAGGATTTAGAATGCCAAAGAAACAAAAAGACCTTTTACCAATTGATTATACCCATAGAGAATTCTCAACCATTCAGCAGGACTTGATTGAAATAGCTGAAAGATTTTATCCTGATACATTTCAAGACTTTAGCGAAGGCTCTTTTGGTGCTCTTATGATAGATGCCGTTTCATATGTCGGCGATCAACTTTCATTTTACATGGATTACAATGTTAATGAATCTTTCATGGATACTGCTTTTCAGTATTCTAATATTGTCCGACACGGCCGTGCTCTCGGATATAAATTTGAAGGTCGTCCATCAACATATGGCACGGTTGCTTTGTACATTCTAGTCCCTGCTTCCTCAATCGGAATTGGTCCTGACAGAGATTATTTGCCACTATTAAAAAGAGGCAGTACATTTGGAACTACAACTGGATTAAGTTTTATTCTAACTGAAAATGTAGATTTTTCTAATTCAAGAAATTTATTCGTTGTAGCTAGAAATGATGAAACCACAGGAGCCCCAACATTCTATGCAGTTAAAGCATACGGGAATGTAGTCTCTGGCCAGTTCGGCCAAGAAAGAGTGACTATTGGAGCTTTTGAAAAATTTAAAAGAATTACACTTGAAGCAGATAATGTGTCAGAGATAATTTCTGTTTTTGATACTGAAGGTAATCAATATTATGAAGTTGATTACTTGGCTCAAGACACAATATTTAAAGAAATACAAAACCCAAACTTTAAAAATGATAATGTTCCATCGATCATTAAACCGTTCTTGGTTTCAAGAAAATTTATAACCCAGTTCAATAGAAACGAAATTACACTACAATTTGGTAGTGGAAAGTTCAATCAGTCAAATATTGTGGAAAACCCACAGAATGTTGCTGTTGATGTTTATGGCAAGAGTTATGTTACTCAAACAACATTTGATCCAAGTCGATTGTCAGAAAATGAAAGTTTCGGTATTGTTCCAGCAAACACAGAATTAATAATCACATATCGT